CCCATTGCTGCAAATTCTGATGTCATTGTGTGAATGTTTAATTGTTTAACACTGCAAACATACAACACTTTTTTAAATCTGCAATACGAAAACAAAAATAAATGCAAATTATTTTATAAAACGCTGATAATTAACGCGCTTAATTTTGCGACCTACCCAAACCGAAACCGATAAGCGCCCCGAATCCGACCTTTGCCGCCGTTGTTTCGTACCATTTTTTGCGCGGTTCAGGAATCACAAAGCTGCGTAAACCTTCAACTTGCATATTTGGGTTATCTATTGCAACCCGTACCACGCTTTCACGCTTACGAAACGGGAAAACGCCGCGTAAAGTGTCGCCTATGCCTACCGAAATAGTCGCGGGTATGCTTAATGAATCGATTTGAAGGTAGCCGAGGCGGTTAATTTTGCCCGTAATCGTAAACCAACGCTCGAACTTTTCAAAGTTTCGCGGCAAAACAAGCGCTGGCACGCTGTCGCGTATGTAAATCGGGTCGCCTAATTGTATTTTAGTCTTATAAACGGTGCGCGTAACGACCTCAACCGTTGCTTTCGGCTTATCGATGCGCAGTTTTTCGGTTAAGTCTTTGAGTTCTGCTATTTGTTGCCCTTGCGTGTATATCGTTAACGAATCGTTTAGGCGCGTTTTAACGAACGTTTGCTCGGTTAGTGTGGTTTGCGCTTGCTGATGGCACGAACGCACGAAAAACAGGCTTAAAATCGCTAAAAATAGCAACCTTTCAAGCCAAACGTAATTGAGCGATGTATTTGTCGATTCTTTCACGGCATTTTACGTTTTCGTTTAGTATTGCTTTAGCAACGTTGGGCGGCATTTCACGTTCGGTTAGATAAATCCGTAACACTTTTATGAGCCGCTTATCAATTTGCTTATCATTCATATTTGGCGCGTTGCTTTTTTAACTAAAACCCTTACGGCTTCGTCCAAATTTAAGACCGATTGCTCTAACATCTGCAAAAGTTCGCCCCTTTCGCCTTCTGAAATCGCTTTATTGCTACTTATTAATTTTACCAGTCCACTAACCGAGGTTAAAGGCTGCCGTAATTCGTGCGAAAGCATAAACCGAAATTCTTCAAGTAATACCCGTTGGCGTTCGTGTTCATGTGCGCTTATACTGGTTACGTCGACTAACTGAAAGCCGATAAAATGCACCGCCCCCATGATTGTGTAGATATTCCAAACGTTAAAACGCTCTGATAAATTCTTTTGTTTCGTTCGGGCGTAAACTCTCGATGGTTCGGGTTGTTTATCCTTTGCCTTTTTAACGGCTTCTATGAGCGTTTCTTTGTCTTCGGTGCTGCTAACTATGTCAACTATGTTTTTTGGCTTTATATGGCTTGCGTAATGCTTAAAAAGTTCGTTTGCGCTAACTATCGTACCGTCGGTTTCGGTAACAACGTAAAACAAGTCTAAAGAGTTTTCTAAAATGTAAACGGTAGACACGATTGCAAATTTAAGCAATAGTGTTAAATTTTACTAAAAGTTTAAGCGTTTCGTAAATCGGTTATAAGCGAGCGCCACGCCGCACCGCACCCCATTAAATACTTAGCAGAAAGCCAAAGCGTAAAACTAAACACAACTCCGTTTAAAAGTATATCATAATTCATAGGCGTTTCCAATTCTTGCGGTTTTCTTACGGGGTATGTCTTGGCGGTGTAGTACGTTGGCTCTGCTAACAAAGATACATCGCAGGGCTGAATGGTGTCAAATGCCGTTAAAACTATTTCCGGCTTTGGGTGAACATAAGCCCCCGAAATAATTGCCTCATACGATTCTTTGTTAGCATTTATGAAAGTAGTATCAACCTCATAGCTCATAGTGTCTATGTTCACCTTATTATGGCGTGCAATCTTTACGGTATCTCTACGAACTTGCTGCATCGTCTTTGGCTTTTGGAATATACCCAGCGGCGATGAGAGTCGCTACAATTGCCGCGAGTGTTTCGGTGGATATGACTTTAAAAATTAACAAGAATATTGAAATAAGTATCATGAGGCTGCCAACTGTGCCACGCCAATGCTTCACAATGATGTCAATGATTCGCCGTGGTTTGGTAGCGCGTTTCCTCATGGGTAAGTTTACGCAAAGAGGCGGCCCGTGTTTGGGCAATATTGGCTCAGAAGTTACAAAGTGAGAAGTACAATTTTGCCTCTTCCCTTCTGCGATTGGTTAGCCCTGCAAGCACCTTGCCGCCTGCTTTATTCCAACGCAGAAACTCATCCAAGATTGACGGGTCGGCTGCGTTTGCTTTTGCCTTCTTTAGTAGCGTGGATTTCACCAACGCACCCACGCCCACATTGTAGGCAAAGCATACCAAAGCATCGAACTGGCATTGCGTTAAGTTTGTTAGGTGCTTATTCACCGCCGCTTCAAATGGTGCAAGGGTAGCAAGCAAAAGCTGCGTTGCTTCCTTTTCAGATGCGAGCTTTTCGCCTAAAAGCACCTTCTTGCCGTCCGGGTGGCGCGTGCTGCCGTAGCCAATGGTCGGCACTCCAGCAGGGCAAAGGTAGGAACTAAGCCGCAAGCCCTCGTACTTCTTAATCAGATTCAGACCGAGAAGCGAGGTTGAGCGCATTTAGATGATAACGTATTGAAGGATGGCGGTAAGAAATTGGAATGGCACTCCTGCCGATAATGAGGTTACACTTATTTCAATTTGATTACCTGCAACATCGGCAGAAATACTCCAGTCTTGAAACTCCCCATTTCCTATATTACTATATGAAAGAATGCCGAAAGCGTCTTTGGCATTTGAAAAATTTGAAGCGATAGGTAAGTCTAATGTAAAAGTGCCAATACTTTCGGCAGCATCCATTTGAAGGTCTATGAACAAAGAGCAAGTTACAACAGTACCAACACGCGAATAGTTGCCTGCTAAAATAAGAACAACTGGATTTGTTCCTCCTGTATTAGTTGGCGTTGGATTCCATGCACCGCTTTCAATGTCGGGCAAACCGCCAACAAGATTCTGCACCTCAATTTGTTTTGAAGTGTTGGTGCTTGTGTCTACAATGTATAAAACATCCGTAGGGTCTGCTGCGCCTAACGTGGTTAAATCGGTTACTTTAACGCCTGCCATAGTTGTAGATTTTTACAAAGTTACAAAGAATTTAAATACCCTAACGCATCCTCCGAAGTCTTAAACTTTTGCGCATTGATTTTATAATCCGATAGCGTAATGCAGTACACGCCCTGCTCAGTTATTACGTGAAAGGAAGTTTCATCCACCGCCTCCCAGCGCGGTTCGGTTAGTCTAAGCCACGGCATACTCGTTGAGGTGAATTCGATGTTGGTTGATGTGATGTTTACGTTTGTCATTTTATTGTTATATCGTAGTATGATAGAGTTGTTGAATCGGCTGCACTAGCATTCTGAATTGCGAAAATGATATATTGGTTGACCGTCCAGTCAATGTTTGAGTTTGTTACAACTCCCTGAAATGTTGAAGCATCAGTCAATATTGAAGATATTGCACTTGCGGTCTGTGTTACTGTTGCAGATTTCACAATGGCTGTTCTATCGATTCCAGTGTAGTTATTGTTAATGTTATTTGATGACGCTGTAATCAATAATGTTGGAGCAGGGCTTACGATAGAATCGGCGGTGTTTGCATAAATTCTTATTGTCATTAAACCACTGCCACCGGGCTTTGTCATTCTTGCTTTAATCTCAATAATGTTTCCAACGGTTATCGTATTGGCAGCAATCAGCACGCTGACAACTTTAGTGTTTGTTGTTACTCCTGTTACCGCTGTTTGATTGTTGAGGTCTTTGTAAATCAATGGCACAGTCGGGAAGGTTGCAAGCGTTCCATCCCCTCGAACATACTGCGAGGTCGTGCCGCTTGGTGTGTTGAACTTGCCGTTGAATGTAGTCCAATCCCCCGAACTTAGCGCACCTCTGTTGCTTGCGCTTGCAGTTGGTAGGTTGAAGGTGTGGGTATCTGTTACGGATGTGATGCCGAAATCCGTGCCAGTCGTTCCCGTTGCAAAGTTCTGCACTTGCGAGGTCAAGCCGTTTAGTGCGTTTAGCCCTGTGGTGAACGTGGTGATTATTTGGCAAAGGTTGTTATCTTCAGTATGCAGCGTAATGGTTCGCCCCGATGGGGTTACGAAAATGCGTACTGCGAGCCTATCAGTTGCAAGCAAAACCGTGCTTGGTACTGCAAGCGCACTAACGTATAAATCGACCACCGTGCCGCCTGTAATCGCTTCGGGGTTTGTAGCACCTGAGGATATGAGCGTAAAGGTTGCGCCATCGTACTTGTAAAGCTCAATGTAGAAGCTCGGATTGCCGCCACCACTCGAAACGTTGAAGTAGGTTTCAAAGTTCCAATTGCCCGAAGGGATTGCCAAAAGATTCGGGTCGCCTGCATCGGTTATGAATTGCGCGATGTAGCCATTGCCTTGCGCGTTTGTGCGCGTGAAGTTCGTACCAGCTCCAAGTACAGGAACGCGGCTCATTTCATAGTAAGTATTGCCTGCGAAACTACCTTGATTGATTG